TTCTGCCCCCACTGCTCCCGCATCCGGTCTGCCTTCTTCTCGTCGAAATCGGTATCCCCTTCGGCCAGCGTCACCACCACCGGCGGCACCGCATTATTCTTCAACAGCGAATACACATACGCATCCGCCTCCATCGTCCGGTCGCTGTCACGCACCGCGAACTCAATTGCCCCGATACCGCGCCACGGCTGCTCCGGGTCCGGCATCCACTTCCAGTGGATCATGTCCGCCTTCGGGATGATCACCTTCTGCCCGTCGCCCGGGTCATACTCATACCCACGCACCAACCCCTCTGCTGTCGTTCGCCCTGGCAGCGGCGTCACGTTCACATTGCTGAATGGCCACAGGTGCATCACCTGCCCGTTTTTTCTGCGCTGCTTCCACAGGTACAGGTTCCCGCCCACGCTCGCATACGTGATCGCGAACTGCGCCAACTCCGCCTCCCCCATATCCGGGTTCGGCTGCCGTATCAGTTCCATCAATTCGTGCCTGTAATCGGTCTTGAACCGCCCCTCCTCCTCAACACCAACCAGTAACGGTGCCTCCGGGAACGAGAACGCCAGTCGTGTTACGCACGCGCTCACTGCCGAATTTTTCTTATACCCGTCCAGCAGTCGCCGGTTTGTCACCGTCATAAACGCCGTTCTGAACCATTGCGGCACAAACCGGAAACCCCTACCGCTCGCCTTTTTGAACATTTTCGTAAACCAGTTCATAGGATCCGGCTCTCCCTTTTCTTCTTGATCATCTGCAAGAGCTTGCTGTATGCGCTCGCACCTGCGTCCACCTGGTCGTCATACGCCCCGCTCGGGAAAGCGACACACTCCTCGATGAAATCCTCATTCCACGCACCCTTCAGTAACCTCACCATGTCGCCCTGGAACGCGCTCTCCAGCGGTTCCGAGCGTGTCTCCTTATCACCCGTCACTGTCGCAAACTTCGGCGCGAACCCGATCAAAACCCGGTTCGTCGCCTCCGCGCTGTCCTTCCCCGCGGATCCGGGATCCTGCTGGTGCCATAGCTTCACCAAAGCCCCATACTTTTCCCGGTCCGCCTCCGCCGTTTTCTTCATCATCCGGTCACGTTCGTAGCTCGTGCACTGTTTCCGTGTTACATCCAGGAAGTAAAAATACCCGTCGCTTCCATACCCCATCAACACGCCCGCCGTGTAATCCCCGTGCGCACTGTTCGCCTTATCCCAGTACCGCACCACGAATATCAGTTTGAATCCTCCCCCTATTCCGCTTGTCCCGACTTTTTCGGGGTGTTCTTCGGAATGGGGGGATGCCCCTTCAGGGGCAGGGGGGCGGGCCGCGGGGTCCGGCAACTTCGCCACCTTCTTGAACCACCCCCGTTGATACCGCTGACCTGCTTTCGAATAAGGCATCTGTGAGAATTGCGCAATATAGTCATAATCTCCCATATTTGCCCGGATCTTTTTCAGCGCCTCAGTCTCATGTCGTTCTGGCCACAAGGATTCCCCTGCCTTGCGCCCCAATTGGTCTCCATCTCTGGGAATATACAATCCAGTTAACAGGTTATTTCTAAATTCATCTTCATTTTTGGGATAACTCCCCTCTGCAAGTGCCTCAGCCGGTAAGAACAATACCTCCCACTCATCGGCATCCGGATCCTGGATCATCGCCTGCAGCAGCTTCCCCCCCAGGTCTTCCCCGTGCCAGCGTGTCATGATCAAAATAATGGCTGCGTTTTTCTCCAACCGTGTGAAGGCTGTTGATTGATACCACTCATAAGCCTCCTCACGTCTCTTTTTGCTATCCGCCTCTTCACGGTTCTTCACCGGGTCATCGATGATAAAAATATTCGAACCATGTCCGGTGATACCGCCGCCCACGCCAGATGCGATCATCCCCCCGATGTAACCATCAATATCCCATGCCGCCGCGCTGCGGCTTTCCGGGTCCATGATTACCGGCTCATCTGTCGAAGCCAGCGCCCCGAACACCGCCTGGTAATCCTCGCTCTCGATCAAATCCCTCACACCTCTACTGTGTTTCGAAGCCAGGTCAGCCCCGTAAGAAGTCATAATGATTCGCAGATCTGGGTTTTTCCCAAGCGTCCACGCCGGGAACTTTCGTGCTGCCGTCTGGCTCTTCCAGTATCGCGGCGGCATAAAAATCATCAACCGGCCAATGCCTTCCTTTCCACCTGTCAGCACATACCGCGCCACCTGCTCCAACTTCGAAGTCATCAACTGGATGTGCCTCGCCCCCGCCGGGTACCTGCGGTCCACAAGCTGGCAAAATGGCAAGAAACTTCGCTCAGCCATCAACCGCATCCGCACCTCATCCCGGATCGCCTGCTTGGAATCAACCATCGAAGCCGTGGCCACCATTACCCTTTATCCTCATTTTCTTCCTTCGTGCTCTTAGTGCCCTTCGTGGTTAATTCTTCTCCTCCAAACTCATCCCCAGCCTCCTCTTCCAACTCCGCCACCATTTCCAACGCATCTTCACCCAGCATCTCAATTAACTTCGCAGTTGGCAGCTTCCGGAGCTGCGCCGCCACCTTGCCTCCAATCCGCCCGTCATCTCCCAAGATCTTCTGCCGCGGCGTATGGTCTCCACTCATCTCGAAGAATAATTTCCGGTCCTGGTTCGCCCGGTAATTCTCCTCACTCGCCACCTTCCCCAATGCATGGAATGCCCCTGGTCTGTATCGCAACATCTCGGCCGCTTGCAGGTCCGCGATCATCAGATCGATCTCCGGATACTTCTTCCGCCAGGTTGCGATCGCCCGATCGCTGGTCAAACCCAGCACTTTATTTGCCAGCTCCTCCTGCGTCTTTGGCCACCGGTACTGTTTCGGCATCGTCGCCCAGGCAATATATGCCGCGATCCGTCCACGTATCCCCGCCTCCAGCAGCTCGTGATACTTCTCCGCCCACTGCGGGATTTCGGAATCAGGCTCCAACTCCAAAGCCTTCTTATGAGCCAACTCTTGAGCTAACACCTCAGCTGGTGTCAACAAACCTATCAGATCTTCCTGATCAGCTTGTTCCACCGTCTGCGCAAAATTCGTCAGCTCTAGTTGTGTCACACGTCTTACTGTCATGTTCCAATTCTCCTCCCCCCAAATCCTTCGGATTTAGGGGTATGCCCCTTTAGGGGCAGGGGGGCGGGTCACAAATTGATCGGCTCGAAATACGGCTCGTTATACGGGCTCGGGATCCGCTCTCCCGGCTTCAGCAACCGCAGCCGCTTCTCCTCGATATAGTTCTGTACACTCGAAACCAATGGGAACGGCGTATGCGCCTTTCGCCATTCGATCCAGTGGAACGGCTCCACCTTCCACGTCCCATTCCGCAACCTGTTCGGCGTCGAGATCGTCGCCACATGGATCAGCTCCGGGTGCGTAAAATAATTCACCTCTTCCACCGACGGCAGCGGTTTTGTGTAATCCAGCGTTCTCACCGGGTAACAGCGCTTGCCACCTACCCGCGTCAACTCACCTGTGATCTCCACGATATTCCCGCCACATGTCAATCGTTCCTGCTTGGGCATTTCGCCTGTGTCGGTTCGCTCGTCCGAGATGTAATCCTTCCCGTTGCTCCCGTCGCCCTCCGGGTCGTAGTTCGTTCCGTGCTTGTTCGTAAAAGCCCGTGAACCGTCCGTGATCCCTCGCCAGCTCCACTTCAGCTTCTCCAACTCATCCGCTCTCAGCATGGTTGGGTCCGCATGCCCGAAAGCGCAATACATCATCTGGCAGAACCAGAACCACTGTGCCACCTCGGTCAGCATCTCCCAGCCGCCATCTACCATCGGCGCCATCTGTGGCACGCTCGCCTTATCCTTCACATTGAACTCATCGCTCAACGGCCGCGGCTTCTTATCCACGGTCCAGCTCCAATCGTGCACCAGCCAGGCGTACTGCTTATCTGGGTCCAGTTGCGACCCCAACCGCAGCACCATCGCCTTCCCTCCCACTGTGATATGAACCCGATCTACCTCCAACCTCATGCCTGCCTCTCCCACACCCACGGCTCCCCGTCATACGTCCCCTCCACCCGGTCAATCTCCACAATGGGATCTCCAGGTGGATCAGGGGGATCCGGGCTTGGATCGGGTGGATCTGGCACCGGTTCGACACCTTCCAATTCCGATAACTTCAAACACAGGTGATTGATCACCGCGCGCTGGCTCGGCGCGCCGTCGTCATTAGGCTCGTTCACCACCTCGCCATTGATCGCCAGCGTCGTACTCCCGCCCCCATCGAAATCCACACCCGTATGGCATCCCTGCTCGATCAAGATCTCCGCCAGGCGCGTCAATGTGATGCCTTTCGGGGGCGTCGCTCCCTGGTCGGGTGCGAAATGATCCCAGCCATCCACCACCACGATCACCAGCTCGCCCTCAGCCGTGATCCCCATACCCGTCCGGGCGTTCAATTCACCCGTCTCACCGAATTTGGGATTGATCTCCCCATTCTCCACCATATATCGCGTTCCGGATAACGCGTTGAAATTGCCCCAGTGCCCTCCTCTTTTATGCCCGAAAGCGAACTTGTTCTCTTTATCGAAATTCAACCACGGCCGGTAATCCATCTGCTTTGTGTTCTTCCCCACCCCCTCCGAATACCAGATCGAATTCGAGTTAACCCCATCCCTTGGCCAGCCATCCCCATTCACCACCAGCGTCAAACCGCCATGCATAGCCTGCCACTCTGCCGCCACATCTCCAACCGTATCCCCCGTGGCCGTCACATGCGCTTCCAAAATTGTCTCTGCCTTGATCTTATAAATAAACATGTTTAGCACCTACTGCTTCGGCCCGAAAAACAGGCCAATGATTGCCGCGCCTAACACCCCCAGCGAATTTACCGAGCTCCACCCGTTGATCCTCTTTTCAAGCTCCCCCACATCATCCCTCACAGTTTTCATCTCACTATCCAGAACAGCCACATTCGTCAACAACTTTCGTAATTCATTTACCTCACCCGTCAAAGTTGTGATCTGGTGACTGAGCACCGCCATCGTTACCCGGCCATTGCTTGGTTGCTCTGCCATAACATCATCTCATCACGGCAGTAGGGGCAGACCTGTGTGTCTGCCCACTAGCTGCCCTGTAAGTCCCTTTAGCCAAATGTTTTCATTGCGGAATACGAGACAGCCGGTGTGGCCTCTTTCAACTTGTTATACGAGAAGGAAGAGCCCCACAACTGCACGATCAGCCCGATCAGTTTCATCCCATAATTAGCGTATTTTTGAAAATCGGCATCTAGCCCCTCATAATTGAAGTCCGGGTAATAGGTTTTTCCGATCACAAAAACAACAAACAGGCTGAGATTTAGCAAAGTAACCAGATGTCCGGCCCAACCTTTGGGAAGAAGTACAATCTTTCCTTTTGTTATTACGGAAGGCAGTTTGATAAGCGCCACCACCAGCATCACCGCGATACCAACTCCCCCAAATGCCATGAACTGTTGAACCAGACCCTCGAACATACCTGCAGGCGCGTCATCCGCCTCATCCGGGGCATCCAGGTAAGCTGGACCGACCAGCTGCTCGCCCGGGCTGTTGGCTTGCAACGCCAGGGCAGGCGTCACCATCAACACAAAACTGATCAGTAAAATGCTGATCAGCGTGAAGATCCCTGCAAATTTCGAACCGTTCACTTTCATCGTTCCTCCTACATTATTATCTCCCCCTAAATTCGGGCGCTCTCCCCGCATTTGGGGGGATGTCGCGCAGCGACAGGGGGGTGGACAAAAAAAACACCGACACGATTACTCGTGTCGGTGCGCTCAACTCCGACTCGCTGGTCCAGTCATATACCAGACCTGCGCTCTCTGTCCCGCTGGCCCGGTTCTTTCGGGGTGACGGGGTTCCTATTTTCTCTCCCCCCATTTTGTGCTCCCTGCCCCGCATTATCTTGCGGGGGGCCCAAATGGGGGGAGCTGGTGGGGGGCCTGCCCCTGAATGTTCGGGAGCGGTCTCTCGACCGCTCCCTTACGGGGAGCGGGTCCACACGGCCCGAAAGCCATGTAGGGGGTGGATGCTCCCATATCGATGGGAGCTACTTACAGTTTAGCATATTCTCACAAAATGTCAACTGCCAACGAAATGCAAAGTATCCGCATGTGGGGGTAAATCGTCCCCCTAAATCGTGTTTATCGATTTGGGGGGACTACAGGGGGGCCTACCTCTCCGCCGCCTTAGAAACCACCCCTCGCCAACCGTCGCTCTTCACCGTCACGTTCGGCCCATAAAACTCCCCCCGCTCCCGCGCCACGATCACGCTCACCTCCCCCACCGCCTCCGCGGCCGCCGCGTTCACCAGCGGATCCACGAACATCCTGTTCTCATAAATCCGCACCGTCCCATACAAGATCACCAGGTTATGTAACAGCGCCTCTGCCCGCGGGTCCTTCTTCAACCGCGCCACCAGCGCCTCATACGCATAATCCGCCATCGCGTATAAGAACTCCTTCGAAAACACGTGATCCTCCTTCCCACTTTCCGTTTTCCTTCCCCCCTGCTGGGGGGAAGTGGCCGCAGGCCGATGGGGGGAATTACTATTAGTCTTACTCATTGAGTGTCTCCTTTCTGAGACGCAAAAACCCGCTATGGACCGACATCGTCGGGAGACACTCAATCTCACGGCGGCGATACGTATTCCATAGCGGGCCTCTGCCCGTGATATTTAATTGTCGGGTGATGGTTCACTTAAACGTAATCAGCCGCCATCACGAATTGAGATTTCCGTGTCTCTACCCCCATTCTACAACCCAACTTTAACCAAATCAATCCCTATTTCCAAATTGGTCAACCCTTCACGTTTTGCGCATACTTCACATTTTGCCAACCACTCACACACATACCCCTATCCGTCTCCCCCTAAATGCGGTTTTTGCATTTGGGGGGATGCCGAAGGCAGGGGGGCCTCATACCAATCCCTCACCTCCCCACACACGCTGCACCGAATATCCGCCGCCTTCCCATAAAGAATCGCCCTCACCTCCACATCATGGCCTGGCAATTCAGGATCCACCGCCTCCGCATACAACGCCAACACCACCCGCTTCCTCCCGTTCCGTAAAATCACACCCATCACATGCCCGCGCCCGCAGCACCACGAGCGCACCTTCTTCATCGAAACTCCTTATCAACAAACCACTAAACATCCTCGCACCACCCACCGCACCCCGATGATTTTCAACTTCCTGCTACCTTCCCCCATTTTCAAAATGGGGGAAGGGCTGGGGATGGGGGCTTTTTCCCATGTTACCCCCACCTCCGGCCACCGCCCAAACGCCTCCCGATAACACTCCGCAGCCACCCCCAATCCCTCGCTGATTTTCTGGCCTTTAGCCAACACCCACGCCACCCCCCCAATCCCAACAATCTGATCCTCCGGAGCATCAATCGCCTCCACCTCCAAAAAGCCTCCCCCCCTTTTTTTCTTTTCGTGTTCTTCGTGCTCTTTGTGTCCTTCGTGGTTAAAAATAGAAAGATTCCCAATCGGCGGGATCTGCACCGCCTCCCGCACCGGCCACTCCATCCGCAAAAAATGCCACTCCAGCGGGATCTCTCCACTGGTGAACACATCCACAAATAAATCCGGAACACTCACCTCTGGCACCTTCGCCAGCCACCCATCCGCATCCACCGGCGTCCCTGCCCGTTTCACCAACACCCGCCTCCGAAACTGCAACCCAATGTCGTTGTAAACCACAATCTCATCCTTCATTCGGAATCTCCTCCCACGTCCGTCCATCCAGAACCCGCCCTGCCTTCTTCTTCCCAACCTTCAACATCATAGTTCCCCCTAAATCGGCGCTCTTACGATTTGGGGGGATGTCCGCTTCAGCGGGCAGGGGGGCTAGGGGCTCTTCCACCCCAATCCACAAATGCCCCGCCAGCACCGCCCCGTCCCCCCTCACCTCCACCTTCTTCTCTCCCCCTAAACCGCTCTCTTCGGTTTGGGGGGATGCGGCTTTAGCCGCAGGGGGGCCAGGGACCTTCTCCAGCATCCTCGGATTCACCAGGCACGTATTCGGCCTCCGCCCATACTTCCTCTCGTAATACTCCGCCGCCCGCTCCACCTTCGTCGACAGCGTCGTTTTAGGATCTGCGTCATACCACATCATTCCCGTGTTCATTCGTCACCTACCAACTTCTCTAGGATTTCAACGCCAACTGCTGTAACCTGAATCATTTCTTCCTGGAATGTGCCTGCTTGTGATCCACCAAATAAATCATGCAGGGCCGCTTTCGCCGCATTCTGCCCATCGTGGCTTATGAAGCAGAACACTTCCTGCGCCCCCATATGGTTCAACATACGTCTCGTGGCCAGGGAAATGAGAAATTATCCACTTAGCGAGTAGGAATTTCCCTCCCGGATAGCGCATTACTGGTCTCACCGTTTGATAATCCTTCGTGAGAACTGCCCCACCCCTCTCAACCCCTTGCCCCGCGTCCCGACTGCCCCGGCTTTCTCGGGAAAGGGATTGCGGGGTCCCCCTTCCCCACCATTGATGTCTGCCCAATCCAAACTCATACCGCACGCAAATTGCCTGCGGCCAAATAGGGTGGCTAATAAATAGCGGCCAAATATAACCAACCTTTTTAAGCGGTTAATTACGCTACCCACCGAATTGCTCCATCAAACGCTCCGCTGCCGCCTCCGCCTCCGCTATATCCACAGAAACCTTCGAATCCCCCAACTCCACTCCCCCGGAGATCAACCGCTGGATCACGATCGGGAACTTCTTCCGGTTCGGTAGCCCATCCAGCCACGCCAACAGCGCATCCACATCTGGATCCACACCCACCGGCAGGTACCCATCCAACCGCACCCGCCGCACTTCATAAGTTCTCTTAGGTCTACCCATTACTTCTTGAACCGCAGCGCCATCTTATACAAACCCTTCGAAATGCTCATCACCGGCGCCTGTAGCACCACCGCCTTCCCCTTGAATTTAGCCGTCAAATAATCCCGCAGGATCTCCGCACCGCCCCCCACCACCAGCACCTTCGCAAAGCGCTTGAACGTCCGCCCCCAGCGGCTCTCGATCGCTCCGGTCACCCGGTCACTCCACTGTCGCACTGCTGCCTTCTTCCCCTTTAATTGCCCGTTCCGCAGCATCATATCCAGCTCGCCCAGTGTATACAGATCCTCGTACTCGCTGTGATTGATATCCTCCAGCAACCGTCGCACCCCCATCTGGATCCCCGTCGTGAATCGCCCCTTCTCGCTCATTTGCTGCGTCACCAGCAGCTCGATCGTATTGAACCCGATCGAAAGCACCCCGATCTCCTCCTTCAGTGCCCACGCATTTTCAGGTAGCAGCACGCCCTTCTCATTGTGCGTAAAATCGAACAACGCCCCCAGCGCCTGCGGTACCAGCCCCTTCCGCGGGATCTCGATCGTCACATTGTGTTCCACTCCGTCTGCGTTCCAGGCATGGATTCCATTCATCCAGCCGCGTACACCCTTCTTGAAATCGTTGGCCTCCTCCCCGCTCATCATCTGGAACGGCAACCCCACCAGCATTGCCAAAGTTTTCTCGAAGATCCCGAATTCCACCTGGTACTTTGCCAGCGCCGCATACAAAAGCGTCCGGATCTCGGCCGTCCCTGTCAAGCGGTCAAAGTCCAGGTTCTCCACCGGGACGCCGTAATCGTGCGCGTGGCTGCCCACGTAAAACGACCCGTACGCGCTGCTCACCTCCATCGGGCGCTGCCTCCGTTTCAACCCCAGCACACCCTCCGTCATATGCTTCGCCCCGTTACTCGATACCTGCGAAACAACTTGCACACCTCCCCCCTGGCCATAAACCTTGATCGCGCCCATTCCTAGATCCAACCCGACATAATGTAATTCAGACATATCAACTCCTTTTCTAGTGTCATTGCGAGACGCCGCCAGGCGTCGTGGCAATCTCCTGATCAATAGGTACCTCATCCGAATAACGATCAACCATCCCCAGCGCCACCTGCCCCGCGTCCGGGTTTTCAGGATGCGGGGTCCGCATATTCCACATCCTCCAAATAATCCACCCTATCAATCATCCCTAATGATTTTCTAAGTTCAAACACCGTCAAATCCCCCACCAACGTCGCCGCCTGGTTCCCTTTCCCCCACACTGCTAAACCGATATCCACCAGGTACTGTGTCAACCGCTTCGCCAGCGTCCGGCACTGCCCGTAATTCCGTCCCTGGTACTGGTACGTTTTCCCATCCCCCCAGCTTCCGATCGGCGCCAGGTGCGTCAATCCATCCGTGTCCATCCCGCAGCGCGGCAGGAACTCGAACTTCACAAAAGCCAGCGGCACTCCCGTTCCCTCCACCATATAGATCGGACCGCTTGCAGTCAGCCTCAGCCCCACGCTCAGCTCACCCGTCATCCGCACCATAGCCAACTGGTCCGCCGTCAAACCACTGGCCGCCTCCGCCGCAGTAGATTGCCGCGTCCTGGTAACTGCCCTTGCAAACCGGTCCAGGTACTCCACCGCAAAACCGCCGAAATACACAATTACAGTCACCGCCGCCAGGGTCCCCCCCACCAACGCCATCCCACCTCCTAAGAGCAACGCCCAGTCAACATCGGGGAAGGAATCCACCACCCACATCCCAATAATCCCCGGGATCGCGTATATAAACGCTGGCCACAACTTCGGCTCATTCCAAAACATATCTACCTCCATCAACCAGGCTTTCCCCTATCCCGCACGCTCCTAGCGGGATGGGGGAAACGGGAAAGGGGGCCTTACTCCTGTCCCGTCACTTACGGGGCCTATTCTTCGCACACCACGCCCTGTGCTCTTTCACCCACTCCTCAACCCCATCCTTATCCAGGATCCCTTCTTCAGCCAACGCCCGCTCATCAGCGATCATCAACTCGTCCTTCACCCGCAGAAACGCGTCATAATCCAACGCATTCACCGCCCTGGTATCGATCTCCGCATAAGCATCCAATTTCTCATCCATGCTCATTTCAGAACCCGAGATCTCGTTGACCTGCTGGATAGCCTTCTCCTCAGTCAAGGGAGTAGGCGTATCTGGCAAATAACTCATACCAGGATGCTGTTGGAAAACAATCTCAGTTGTTTGCTTCTTCAAACCATCAAAAATACCCATTTCAACCTCCAATTTATTTTCTTCCCCTATCGGTGCTTTCCCGATGGGGGAAGTGCCCGAAGGGCGAAGGGGGCCGGTGAAGAATATTCTTCACTCAGTGAACTTCATCACTTTTTTCTTCACTAATCTATAGAATAAATTTTCTAACAACAACATACTGACATAATAAATAGTTCACCAACCTTCACTTTTGCCAAAAAACTGCGCATAAGCCCTCCAAAAACACCTCGTAGGGGCGCGGTCCTCGCGCCCAAAACCTGCCAAGTGAAGGAGTGAAGATGATTCAGGGGGTTTTGCCAAAACAAAAACGTTTTTAATTTCACCCTTACCCCCCCTGATTTGCTTCACTCCTTCACTAATTCCAATATTTCTTCCCCTAAATTCCTGTTTTTGGAATTTGGGGGAAGTGCCCGACAGGGCGAAGGGGGCCTTACTCATCACTTTCGCCTCCTTCATCCATCATCTCAGTCTGGTTCCACTGCGCCCTCGCCTCCGCAAACGCCTCCCTCACCTTCACCCCTCCCGATATTGCGTCTTCCGGCCTCTCCAACGTCCCCCGCTCCAACCACGTCACCCCCCAGCGCTCGCACAACGCCTCAATTCGCTCCTGTTCTCGCCCCAGGCTCACGAAATACGTCCCCTTGTAAGCCGGGTTCGCCCCGTCCGTTGCCCTCTCCGATCGCAACTGCAAATACTTCTTCATCGTGTTCGACACACTCTTCGAAGTCATCTTTTTCTTAGTGCTCTTTGTGTCCTTCGTGGTTAAATCTTCTGATTCATCCAACTCCCCCATCAACCTATTCTGCTCATCCATGATCTCGTTCGTCGCAAAAGCGATATCCTTCAAATAGATCCGCCCCTCATCCGATGCGTGCGCGCTCACCGGCCCCCACGCGTTCGCCCTGGCCAGCCCCTCCACGATCCGGGCTGTAGTCATTGCGTACCGTTCAGATCTCGTCCGCTCGTTATAATCCCGCAAGAACGCCCGTATCTTCTTCCGTGTCTCCTCGCTCTTCACCGTCGAAAGCAGGCTCAGCGTCACCTGGTTCAGCCTTGGCTCCAGGCTCCGGTCTCCTGCCTCCTGGTCCACCGGGAAATTCTCCCGCGCGTTGTGCAGCCGGTACGTCGTCAGCGCGTTCCGCAGCTGCCTGCTCTGCGCGTCAAACTCCGGTGGCAAACTCTGCGGGATCCGTGGGTGTGGCATCATCGGCACCATCTCCATCGTCAGGCACCGGCTCTCGATCGCCCGGTCATCGAAATTCTTCCGCGTCGCGATTACCTTACAACTGAACACGTCATACGCCTCGATCTCGAAATCCCCCCCGCTGTCCTTCTTCACCCTCGTAATGCTCTCCCCTCGCTCCGTACCCCCGTTCAAGATCTTCGCAATGATGCTCGCTTCATCGCTCTGGCCAAAGTCTGCCTCGTTCAACACCAGCGTCCCCCGGTATAAATCCAGCAATCTAAAAAGCGACGCCGCTGAAGACCCCCCCGTCACATAGATCGGCCGGTAACAGATCTTCCCCACCGCCTTT